CCAAGGTAGCACTCGAAGTCAGCTTTAATAAATAAAAGTTTAAGGTTGCTTAGTCCTCGTTTACATCAAGTGCACCAATAGCGAATTCAGGTGTAATACCCGGAGATACTGCTAAGTCAGAAGTAAGCGTACCCCAATAGATTCTATTGGCTGCAACTTCATCAACATTGGTTTTCCATACTGCAAAATAACGAACTGTTTCTGTTCCTACAGTACAAGCACCAAAAGTGATAGCTGCTGCATTAGAAGCATTGTTTCCTGAAATTGTCCATCCAGCTCCATCTCTTGTTACTGCTACACCATTGTCTGCATAGCCAGTGTAAGCACATTCTGTACCAATAGTGGCATCGTCTACTACTATTGCACTTGTGTACAAACGAATGTACAAAGAACCTGGGGCACCTGCCGCTGGAAGTCCAGCAGCATTACCTACATTTGCTATTGCTGAATTGTTGAACAAGTGTAGCAATAGTTGATTTTCGAAAGCATCTGATTTACTCATTTTTAAAAGTTTTTAGGATTATTATTTATTAATATTATTCAAATTTAAACATTTTATTTTTATTCGATTATACCCACTCAGAACCATTCCAAGTTAAGTTGCCATCAGCAATAGATAAGCTACCTAACGGACCTGTCGTTGGCCACGCTCCATCACCTGTTTGCCATAAAGTTTGTCCTCCTAAAAATATTTCTACAGGAGTATAAGCATAGAAGTATATTCCAGCACCCGGAGCTACTTCTACTTCTTTAACTTGTGTATCTCCAGTACAATCTAAATACTTAACATATATACGATCAGGGAACTGTTCTTGTGTACTATAAGCATATAAGTACCATTGTGAACAACCTTGTACTGGTGGTGGTGGCATTTCACCACAAATATAAGCACCTGTTACAGATATGATTTCTCTTGCTGTAATATTTGTTTGTTCATTAAGCCATATATTTTGTTGTGTTTTTTGAACACCATATTGATCAATGTATGTAACAACACCTCCTAATGTGTGAAGAGGGTCAGTAACTTCATAAATACCTGTATAGCAATAGCTTTGTGCTACTGGTGTAATCGTACCTACTATTGTAGTTTGTCCTATTGCTCTAACATCTATCTGAACGATTGAACTGGTAGAAGAATTAGAATCTGAACTACCATTGATAGAACCAACTAATTGACCTATCTGTCCTTCAGCTTCAGTAGGGCTTGTCAATAATGCTGAATCGAAAGTTGTACTACCATCAGCAGAACCAACCATAGAGTCTTTATCAAAAGCAGAACCGTAAATAACAGTAGTTCCATTTATAGAGGCTGTCATAAACGTTGTTTTATTACTTGACACAATACCTTCAAAAGTAGAATTACCATTAGAAATAGCTTCTATGTATTGTTTACAGCTAATAGGAGTATCAGCTAAATCTGTATTAATTACAGAAGGATCATTACCTCCTTGATAAATAGTTCTCATTCCACAATCAGTCATTGCTTCAAAAGCACCTCCATTTTTAATAGCGCCTAATTGATTCCAATCTGCTTCTGATGGCCAAGCATCATCACCTCTTGCTTCAAGTACTCTATCATTGTATTCTTCACGATATAGAACATACTGATTAGCGTTCCCTTTTTTCATAAAGACTTGTTGAGAATATAATCTGTAAACAGCATAAGCTACAATCGCATTAAGTCTATTTCTTGTTGTAAAAGGATTACCATTCTCATCTAAAAGAAAACCGATATATCTTAAATCTATTTTATCAGAATTGGTATCATAAAGTTGCATTGTGTTACCTTGAACTTTACCCATTTGTAAACTTCCACCAGTCCATTCAGATACAAAATCATAAGGCATAACCAATCTGTTGCCATCATACATTCCATCGCCTTTGGTGTACTCTTTCTTTTTTAGAACAAGTACGCCTCCATATCCTATTTCATTTTCAACATTAAATATAAATCTTTTAATACGACTATAGTAAGGTCGTAAGTTCTGATATCCAGTAGCATCTTTGATGTTCTCTATAATCTCTTCAAAATATACGATTCCGCTTGTCATTATAAGTAAAGTTTATGGTTCAAATCTAATTCTTGTAAGATAGGTGTTGTAGCTTTTAAAAAGCTAACATCATTATTTAATCTGTATTCTGTTTCTAATGCATTTACTCTACCTGTACCTCCCTTTAATTTGATAAGACATAAGTTCGTATAGTAATTCAATCCTGGTCTTTCAAACCATATCCAATTAATCCCTTCAGTAACAGCAGATGATGATTTTTTTCTAAAAAGACTTCTACTTTTTGACTTCATTAATTTTCCAGATAAAGGAAAGTAACAAGGCTCTCTTGTTTCATAAAAATCTTTAAAGTAAAGGTCTAAATATGTGAGAATAATTTCAGTGTATAACACTCTGCTGACTTCAACTTTTTGTTTCCTTGTTTTTAAACCAAAGAAAAACCCTTTAGGAAAAGTAAGTTTGGCTTTTCTATAAAGGTGATAGAAATATTTCATTCCATAATTATTGTTGGACAGTACCTTGGTCATGATATCTTAATGTGTCGTTTTTAGCATTTGGAACTTGATCAGATTTTGTAGCTAAAATGATATTGAATTCTTTTTTAAGCACATTGTCTTTTATTGGTTGTATTAGTTCTGGTGGAACAGGATATGCATCTACTGTCCAATCATATTGAAAACCATCATCAGGGTTATCTAATACAGCCATCATTTTTACTTTATCCTTATTGCTTTCTAAACAATTTAAAATGACTTTGTTTCCTTGTCCACCATTCATAGCATAAGGTGAAGGAGTTGGAATACGTATTGTAAGCTCTCCATTAAAAACCATAGCTGAAGGGTTAAACTTATTAATAGGACTCTTTTTTCCTAAATGGTAACGCTCTTCTGATTCTACAGGAATATTTTCAAAGCCTGGGGTTAAAAGTTTGATACCAAAATTGTCTGTTAAAGCAATTAGACTTGGTAACGGTGAAACATATTCGATTGCATTGATCTTCTTTAATTGAAGCTCTACAGTCTGAAAAAAATCATCATCAACTAATCTTCCTTCTAATGTGGCTTGATTCATTAACGAAGCTCTATGTGTACGTAGGAAAGAACGAACACGCCTTTCCGTTACAACTTCATCATTGTTTAATTCAGAAGCTCTTATAGAACTTAGTAATTGATATACGATACTCTCTTCAGTTGTTCCCATTATCTTTTAGTGTTACGTCTATTTCTATAAGCCTCTTCATTTCTATATCCTAATTGTGCTCTTGGGTCATTGGTAGAAACAAATATATCTTTAATGATTTTTGATATAATCTGTTCCGTAGAATTGTCTGGTAAGTTTACAGCTATTTCTGTTTCAACATCATCATCTTGACTAAACTTTCCGAAAATAGGATGCTTTAAATAAGCACCTTCAAGGAATGTTGGATTGCCCGGAGATAGTATTTTAAAGTAATCAGCATAAATCAATAACAAAGGATATTCAGCTGTAGGTTTTGTGTCAGGATCTATTGTGTAAATTTCATCTTGTCCATTACGTATCAAGCTTGTTTCTCTTACAGGAACATCTGCATCTACTACTTTACCAGTAAGCAAATGTAAATAGTCGCCAGGTAATGCAACAACTTTAAATGTTGGGTTTGATGGATCTGTTACAACAGGTAATCTAAATGGCTTATACAATGGACTTAAATCGTCTCTAATTTCTTGGGTATTTTCTACATACTTAATCGTTTCACCAATAAAGCTGTATGTAGCACTTTCAAGTCTACTCATAATAAAAGGAATAGTGAAAAAATCAGAACCAATCTTGTCGGTTCCATCCAATACTTTCTTATAAAGATAGTCTACTGTGTAAGCCATAATAAATTATAATTGTTTATACAATAATGTTAACGCTTCCGTTTTTACTTCTGGATGTGAATCAAAGAATGTAAAGACAGAGGCCATATCCCCACCAATAGGTGTATTGTTAAATCTATAAATTCCAACAGTGAATACAAGTACTCTTAATCGTACCAATTCTTTGAATTCATAAGTGTCTTGTGCCAATCCTAAATCTCCGATTGCTTTGTTTACTAATTTTGCAGATGAGATACCTGACCTTGCGAAAGTTTTTAACTTAGAACGTAAAGATTTCTTTTCAGTAATAGCATCATAACGTCCATCTCTATAAGGCATATTTAAGTAAGCCATTACATAACGAATCTTTGATAACGAAAGTGCATTGGTACCTTTATCTAAACTCAATAAACCAATTAACTTGTCGATGTAATCATCTTCATCTAATTTACCTAATTCTTCAAAGTCAACATAAGTCAGCGTTAGCTTTCCTTTTGTTTTTTTATTTAATATTTTTTGGTCCAAATTTGGAACTCCAACAACTGTTACTTCAGGATGACAAATCAACCAACTGATTAATAACTTTTCGTTTTCATTCTTATCTGGATGTAATGTTCTAACTAATTTATCAACCATTAAACCTTGTAGTGATTGATTGTCTACATTACGTAGAAAGGTTTTTTGACCATTATAAGGATTCGCGAAAATCCCTAAATGATAGCCACCAAAAGCAGATGCTCCTTGACTATTTCCAACTCTGTAAGTCAGCTTCCAATTACCTTTAATCTCAACAGTGTGCCATTGTTTAGGCGCTCTAATTGCTTGTTCAATTTCTTCGTTTTCCATTTGTTTTCTGATTTTTAATGTTTAATTATCCTACCCAATTTTTGTTTCCAATATTTCTACCAGAATCTTTTTTTGGTTTAGATTTTTTTAGACTTTCTTGAGTGTCTAAACTACCACTTGCTTTTTTAGCGTTTCTTGCATTGTGAACATCATGACTACCACTACTCTTCATAGCGTTTCTTGACTCTCTTGATCTTGTTGGTTTCTTGCCTCTTTGTAACATAGTTTAATATTTAATTTAAAATAGGGGAGGCCGAAACCTCCCTTATAATAATAATTAGATTTATTCTAATAATGCCAAGTAGTAGCTTTTTCACTTGCTACAGGTTCAGCAGATAAAGCACCACCAGCAAACTTCGCAGTCGCTCTAATTATTCCACAAGATTCCGTAGAATAAATGATAGGTAATACTTCACTTAATAAGTCAAATCGACCACCATCAAATCCACTAAAAGCAACTGGAGAGTTGTTTCTTGATGCATCTAATGAGTGCATACCATCAATATATTTAGCTCTCAATTCTCTATCGTTACGGGCTAATAAATCAATATTAGAAACACCATTCACTAAAGAAGCGTTAAGCACATACATTGTTCCTGTTCCAATGATACCACCATTTTGAGGTGCAAAGGCAGGATGGTTAGATAATTCATCTTCAATAAAAATGATGTCATTTTCTAAGTACGTGTACTTATCAATAGTGAAACCAACTTTATTTGAAGCACCTGTTCTTTCATTAAATACCATTCTGGTATTGTTCGTAGAAGTAACACCTGGAGAAGAAAAACCAATTAACAATTTCAAAGCTTTATCAACTTTGATGTGTGCTAATTTGTCTCCTAAAATTACAAATGTATTTCCAGTAGAACCATTCGGAGCTCTTTGAGCTAAGATAGTAATGAACAATTCAATTTTGGCAATGTCCAAATCTGCATTTGGATCATATCCGATAGTGAAACTATCCTCTAATTGAGGTAACCAACCATCACCAATTACAGGAGCAACAATACCCATATTAGATGTAAAGCCATCTAATGTAAGCAATGCAGAACCATAATTTTCATACCAAGCATGAGTTGAAGGATCCATTGACATTCTTGAATGACGAGCACCCATTTCCATATCAATAGCGTGTTTCTCACGTAAGTCCATAACAGCTTCCAATTCCCACATAGTAGCTTTGGTNTCGTCATTATAGATTACGGCAACTTTTTGATTCAATGCAGAACCAGTGATAGTCAAGGTAGCACGAGATACAAATGAATAGTTGATTCTCCATTTAGTTCTACGTTCTCTTTGATTACCTTTTTCAGAACCCTCCCCAAATCTGTTACCAGCTTCAGAAAGTAATTCGCTTGCAGCTACATGAGCTTCAAGGAATAATCCCGCTTTTGCATTTACTTTAAGTTTTACAATGAAGTACGTTCCACCAGCTTCTTTTACTGGAGTACCGATAACAATTAAATTTGCTCCTTCATAATTTCCTAAAGCAATAACATCACTTTCATTATACTTGTCTCCAAATATATTGTTAGCTGGGTCATGCATTACAGCCATTACTACATAATGGTTATGAGCAACTGTACCTTCAAGTAAACCTCCACCATAAGCAACATCACCAACGATTGCATCTAATCCTGCTTTACCATAAGTATCAGCATCGCCAAGCCATGTATCAGTAATGTAAGTTTTTCCAAACGCATAAGCTGGAATAAATAACGAACCTTTGTAAGCAATACGGAAAGCATTATCATGAATGCTGTTCGTAGCTTTCATAACTTTCCCTGCTTGTGCTCCCATATTCACACGCCCTGTAGCATATAGCCACGAAATGAACTTGTTTTTGGTAGCGAATAAATCAAATGACTTATTCTTTATGGCCATATCTTTAGCCATATTTACAGTAAGTGAATTCACCTCTGTATGGATTTGCGGATTAAATCTTTCCGTAATCCCTCTTAATAATGTTCCCATTTTTTAATTTTTAAGGATTAATAATTGTAATTAAAAAAATGGTTTGAACCCTAATAGCTTTGCCTTTGGGGTTGGCACCTCATATCTCTCATTCTTTGAATTCTCAAAGATTTGCTACGGTTAGCATTGCCTACCGTTTATTTTGCAAATCTCTGTAAAAAACTAAGTTCATCCGAATCACTGTTATTGGAGGTGTCGCCCCCTGATTTACCTGATTCAGAACTTGACATTCCTAACTCGTTTAGAGTGTTCTGAACTCCAGCATTAAAGTTTGGTTTACTTAAATTTTTCATGATGACATCACGATATTTTTTAAATAGGGCAAACTCGACAGCATCTTTTGGATTCGCTTTCAAATGTTCAATATGTTTATTTTTGCTGATATCTTTATAGATACCAATCATATCATCTTTTGTAGGTTTAACACCTAAAAATTTTCCTTGTTTGAATATATCATTCAAGCCTTCTTGTAAGTCTTGCTTGAAAGCATCAGCCTTTTCTTTAGCTGTTAACTGCTGACCGCTTTCAAAAGAATTGACAACCTCTTCCTTTTCTTTTAATGAAATACGTAGCTCTGTTCTAATAGCTTGTGCGGCATATTCTAATGTACCATTATCTCTCAAAACTGCAATCTCTTCGTCAATCCTGTCCTCTACTTCTTGACTGTTTGGGTCTTGGTCATTGTTGATAGCAGATACACGTTTGTTCTCACGAATCAACTGTTCCTGGCTATACTTATTTTCATCCAATAAATCTTTGAAGTAACCAATGTATCTTTTCTCTTTTCCTATGGTTGCTTCTTGGCCTTTATCATCTGTAGATTTATAGGTCGCTTTAAGTTCATTAAGTGTTTTAAAATCACTTCCTAACTTTGCATTTAACTCATCTAATTCTTGCTGATCTTCTTGAGCTAAAGCATCATCATACTTAAAATCTTCAACATTTCCATCGTCACTATCTGGAGTTGGTTCTCCATCAGTAGAAGTTGCAGGTGCTACACCTTCAGTGAAAGGAGCATCTGTAGATTTGAACGTGTCTAAAAATTCTTTGTTTGCAGCATCTTCTTCTGTTTGAAAATGCCCTTCATCTAATTGCATGTTGTTTGGATCCATAAATTTTGTTTTTCTGATTTTTAATTATAACAAATGTAATAAATATTTACCTATTCATTTTTCTCATCCTTTTCCATATCCTCTTTTTCATTCTTTAATTGGTCAACACTTAATTTAGCAAGAGTCTGAACTTCTTGTGAATTGACTTTTTGAGTTTCATTATAGGTTTTGTTGTCAGCATAGATTTGTGCCACTTCAATGTTGTTGATATTTTTCTCTCTACCTCTTTCATCAATCTTCTCTTCGATAGACATATCGTGAGCATTTTGAGCTTCTTGTGCTGCTTGTGCCGCTTTCGCATTTTCTTCTTGTAGTTTCTGGAAAGTGTTTAAGCCTTTCTCCAAAATAGCTTTACTCTCTGAAGCACTATCTCCTTGAAGTACATTAATCAAATCTAATATCAGTTCTTTGTCAGATGCATTGGATAAAGCTTGTTGAGCCGCACCATCAATAATCTCTTTGTCTTTTTGGTCCTTAAATCTGTTACCAAAATAAATGCCTAAATCTACATTAAAGTACTCTTGGAATATGGTAAGGAATTTGGTTTTTAAATCTCCAAATACATATTGGAAAACTTGCCCGGCTTTATAAATCGTTTTAGATTTTACAAGCATTGTATTCAATAAGGTTTGGAAAAACTCATCAAAAGGATTGAAGTAAACTTCTGTACGTGCATTAGAAGCCATTACAGCTCTATCAGTTCCACCTTTGGTTTGGTACTGTCCAACTTCACCTGTTCTTTCTTTAGAGAGTCCTACGAATTTTCTTCCCAAATCTTCCATCAACATCAAAGCATCAATGATATCTTTTACTTGTCCTCTATTACTTAGGTCTAATGCAGTAAACTGATTAAAGGTAGCTCTTGATTTATGGTCTTTAGAATTGAATAATAACATCTTATCTTTTTTGATATGATGCAGTACTCTGTTCAATGCCTTTCCTGGTCCTTGATCTAAAAATTGCTTTGGCGTTTGAGCAGTATCATAAACAAGTATTCTACCATCATTCGCTTTCATAGCCAATCGCAATTCAAATAGTAAATCAGAAGCCATTTTCTGAAGAGGTTCTATCTTGGCAACTACAGAACGTATCTCTCCAGTGTACATTGTATTTCTTCCTATCAATGCAACTACAGGCAAGACTACTTTTTTCTTGTTGTCAATAAAAGTCAATCGCTCTTTACATTCTCCGAATTTTAAAACAAGCTCTGGGCCTATCATTTCTACTTCTCGGATAACTTCAATCGTAGTCGTTTTAATCTTGTCTCTCTTTCTTGGCTTTTCATCTTTCTTCAGAAGTTTTAATTCTTCTTCTCCCGTATGTGGATTAACAAAGACTTTGGCTCTAATCTGTTTACGTGATTTCCATTGCATTTTCATTACACGTATTCTATTACGCGAATTGGTATCAAACCAATCTCTATAAGAAACACCAGACTTAGAGTTGTTAAAGCCAGCACTATCTACTCCGTTATTTCTTCCAAAATCAAATGGCTCATTGGTTAGCTTACCACTTTCCATTTTAGCGAAAACTTCATCAAGCGTTGTTAGTTGTTCTTTATTTAGATTGTAGTTATTTAAAATCTCATTCTTAGTGTAGTAAGGAAAATAAGCAAAGATATTAATGTCTGTTTGGATTTCTTCATCTGGATTTACATCTACATAGCTTTCGTCATATCTCGCTCTACGTATTGTTGGGTGTCCATCTTTGGCTTCAATAGTTGCTATTACTTGTTCAGAAATTAAGTAGTCTTGTAATAGGGTTTTTACTTTTCTTTTCTCTTTTAGAACTTCTAAAAATTGCTCTATAATATCATCGCCTATTTCTTCCGCATTGGTCTTGTAATCTTTTGAGAAAAACTGTTCAATATCATCGGGTAATTCTATTTCAGGGTTTTCAGTTTCAGGAGTAAAACCCAATTCATTCTGAAGTTTCTCATTCTCTACTCTGAAAATTTCTTCATTGATGTATTTTACTTTTTCTTCAAGCTTGGAGTTGATAGCTTCCTTATTTATTGAGAACAGTTTCTTTCTCATAGGAACAGAAATGTATTCGCTTACCAACTGATCTACTACCATTTCACATAATGGATAAACCATATACTCAACACCCATATCGAAACCGTATTGTGAGGTTAACGATTCATTTAGCTTTTGCTCTTTAGCACTTAACTCACACGAATAACGTCTGTAGTATTTAGCTATGTTATCATTACGATTTGTAAATACATCGTTGCCAATATATTCAATCATTTTGTTAGCATGATCTAAATACAACTTACGGTTCCATTTAGATTCTGGCATCCTTTGATTAGGTAATTCAAATTGTTCGTAGGTCATCTTTCTCTCGTTTTAGGATTTCTTGTTGTATTTGTTTTTGAAAAGGATCTCCAGAACTACTTAGTTTTTCTCGTTGGAGTTCTTTCTGTTCTCGTATTTTTTCTTTCTTCACTGCTATAAAGTTAAGATATTTTTCTCGCTCGTCTCCCGTAAGGTGTTTTCTCGGATCAAACGTGTCAAGGTCGCTTGCGATACCTCCATCAATACCATATGTTTCTGCCACCAACTGTCCATTATGTCCAACTGTATAATACTCCATATCTCGTAGAATATCACCTTCATCATATTCTCCTTCTAAGTCATCTGTAATCTCTTCAAACATATCCAACTTAGAAATAAGACACATTCCAAAAGCCATAGCAATATCTGTATTGCCATCGCCATATTCAATTAAGTCTAATAAGATTAAGTCTAACCAAATATTCGCTGTATTGTGATTTACTTCGTGCTTTAATAACCTGGTAATAATTCCTTTCATTTCTCCTTTTACGTGAACACCATAAGTCTGTCTACCTTTATTGGCTATTGATTCATTTCGTAAAATAGGTTTCTCTTTTAAATAACGTTGAGCACCACAATCCTCAAAGTAATTGATGATTAGAATTTTTGAGTATTCAACCAAAGTTGTCATCTTGTAACGTACACAGAACTTTAAAGAATTAGAATAAAACGTATCATCACTACTGGCATCACCACGCTCATAAACTACGCCTACAGGCATATTGTAATCTTTTGTCATCCCATTGAAAACTCGGTACCCCATAGTAGCACCCATAGAACCCGTATCTTCAGGTACAACTTCATCATAACTATCTGTTCCTCCAATATCAGCCGGGTAAGGCATATCATCAGAATTAACAGGTTTGGCTATCTCCCAAAAAGTTCCATCTATATCTTCAATGAATTCTACTTTACTGTTGTTGGCAATATGAATCTTGTCTTTCTCTTTTTGAGTTTGACACCTCGATAATTGAGTGTTTAATGACTTGTCAAAAACCCATTCCAATCTTCCTTTTTTTGGTGTATAAGCTTTTACTCCATCATAAATACCCTGCAACTGACCATTGAGAATAATACGATTTAACTGACCACCAGAAGTCTTTAAGAATAAATGAGCCTCTTCTGTAGGCCTACTCTGAACCTCTTTGATATATCCATCCCTTGAAGTACTCGCTCTTTTTCTTCTTTCTAAAATATGCTTTAAAGCGGCAATCTCATTTGTTCTTCCTGTTTTTGGGTCAAAGAAATTAACACCAAGTTCCATATCATCTTCTGCTTCTTCATCAGTAGAACCAGGATAATACATATAAGCTGGAATGAATAGCTTTTTCATATTATACGCTTCAGGATTCTCATAGATAATTTTCATATCTCTTGAACCTTTGTCTACCTCACCACCAGTTCCATAAAGCATTGGTACACCAAATTGTGTTCCTCCTTCCATAAAACAAGGCTCACTTGCCTTATATGATTTAATCAAATTGTCTTGTAGTCCAATCTCTTCAAAAATAAAGAACTTGTAACTACCACCTTCAAATGCTGAAGGATCCGAAAAAAATGTTTTTACTGTAAGTTGAGAACCAATACCAGAGTCTTGTTGTACTTTGTTCTCATTGATTTTATAGGAAAGCTTTAATTCTGTTTTGTTTTTTCGATAACTAACGCGATACTCTTCACGTAAATTCTCTAATGATTTAATAACCTTTTTAAATAAATCAGTAGCCTTATCTTCCTTACCAGCACCAATAGCTGTTTCTGCATCTAAGAAAAATAACAAGTTGTATAAAGTCATACAATCTCCAATATAGGATAATCCCATACGCCTTGCTTTACCTATAACCAATCCATAACCAAGTAATCCAGCTTTCTCTATTTCTAAAAATATCAAGTGATCTAATACTCGGTAAAAAGGATAGTCTAATTTCTTTTGTGTAGCACCCTGCTTCAACATCATTATCTGAAGCATATTCAAATAAAAGTAATGTGGACCAGATATACGCGGATATTGAATACCATCAATAATTGGTTCATATCCCTCAAGACATCTTCTGTCTTGCTCATCCCAAAAATCATCAAACGCTAAAGTGCCTCGCTCTAAGTGTGGTATCTCATCATAAACTAATGAAGAGTAATGCCTTGCATCAAAACCATCAATCAAAGGAATATCAAATTCAAAGTAATTACTCTTCCCTTTTGGATTGTAAGTTTTAGCCCGAACATTATGGTTCTTTTTTAAAACACTCTTAGGGTCAAAACGCTGGGTTGCAATATTCATTGTTGAGGTTAATTATTTATCAAAGATATAAAATAAAAAAAAGGGAGCTACATGACATAACTCCCTTTTGATTGGATAAAGTAAAAGTCAGAAAAAACATTATCCAATTATCTTCCTTTATGGTAAAATGAATTCTTATCAATCGCCTTCTCTTCAAGCCTGGTTAACTTATAACCATTCTTAATTGGACCATCAGCAAAAATATCAGTTCCTTCATTTGACTTATTAAAGTTATCTATTAATGACTTTATTGTATTCAACTGCTTAAAGAGAACCATCATACGTTCTTCATCACGCGTTCTATGAGCCTCTTCACGAGTTCTATTGTCCGGGCCAATCACATAAATATTGGCTTTTCGAATAATAGATGCTTGCTCTTTTGAAGTAAACGTGTTCCACTCACACTCTTTAAACAACTTCTTTATATCCCTATACTCACCAGCCAAATCTTCAATGTTGAATTCATCAGCTTCCTCTACAGCTATAAAAGTATCAGTCTCTTTCTGAAGCTTTATCTCCTTTAACTTCTCCAATAACATAAAATCTAACGCTCTCTTTTCCTCTACAGTAGCATTGTACTGAAGCTCGTCATACTTAATTAAACATTGTTGAATCAATTCCTGGTTCCATTCAAAAGCCCTCCGATCTCCTGCAGTAGAAATCTCCATAGCCTTATAAGGCCTGTCATTCTCGCGATAATACTTTATAGGCGTTAAGTAATCTACCGTTAAAGCAATAGCAGTAAAACACCTTATCCCCAAATTCTCATCATTAATGATAGCTCTGAATTCAGGTATAGCGCGTACACCATCAAACTCTCCATCGATTCTAACAAGTCCTGTAAAAGGGTCCAGCTCTACTAAATACATATTACTTTGAGATTTTTAACTTCTTCGGAATTTTTTCAGCTACAATATCCTTAGCCGCAGTTAACTTCTTATTCTTAGCCTCTTCAGAAACCTTGAACTTAAACTCACTCTCCGTTAAATAAATGTTCGGATGTGAAGTCTTGTACTTCTCCAAAAATTTATTGATGTCCTTGAAACCATAAGGCAAACCCAAATCAAGCTTTAACCTACGATTCATCTCATCTAAACACTCCAACAACTTCTTGTCTATAAGTGTTACCTTTTCATATAACTCCTTGTGAAGCTTGTCCTTTTCAACCGTAGTAATCGCATTATGACCTTCAGCAAGTGAAGCCTTTACCCCTACATCTTGAATGTCATATGCCATATTCTGTAACAACTCCGTATAACTCTGGAGCTTTTCCGTACTTAAAAATTTTACACCTTTACTCATACCAAAATCCACTTTTTATCCTCCTTAATTAATGAAACATCAGGCACAAAACAAACCGTAGTATTGTTCTTTTGACCAATAGCCTCCTTTACACAAACCAAAACACCATCACCAACAGCCATAGCAGTAGTCGTATGTTCCCACATCAACATATCATTATACGTCTTAGCTATCAACTGCCACTCATTCTGCCCATTTAGAAAATGCTTAGTAGCAGATTTAACCTCCTCTTGTACTTCCTCTCCCTTTCCTTCCTTCTCCATAATAGTAGCTAAATCATCCTCTCCCATTTCCAAAGGCGGAGCATTAGTCTGTTCATCATTAAATACAATGTCAGGCGTAGTAACCTGTTGCTTGGGGTCAAAGTAACCCGCTTGTTCTTCAATCTCTTTTTTCATTTTTCTGACTTTAAATTAATAGAACAAATATATGTAAAAAAAAAGACTCCCCTAATTCACAACAATCAAGAGAGTCTACCATAAACGAATAAATATGCCTTTGTTTCTATATTCAAGAAATCCCTGCATCTAACAGCAAGGATTTCAAGTCGTGCCCCATAAGGAGCTAATATAAATCGGGTCTTTCATATCAACAAAGATAGAAAAATAATGCCATAAAAAAAACCTACCGGAAAATTGCTGTAAACCAGTAGGTTAAAATTGCTATGAATATAAACTATTTAGTTAGTCTATTTCGCTCTCTTGTCGGAACCCCTCCCGACTTGAAGAACAACAAATATATAAACTTAAAACAATAAACAACCTAACTTATATCATAAAAAAAAATATAAATTTTATCTATAACACAAAGCAACCAAACATATAAAAAATACAGGGGGGCTTAACAGTTAG